ACGGTCACCTCGGCCTTCGCGGCGGCCTTCTTGGCGGGGGCAGCCTTCTTGGCAGCGACAGGGGCGGGGGCATCAGCGGCAGCGGGGGCGGCGGTCTTCTTGGCAGCGGGCATCGTCGTGTTTGACTTATTGACAGACTTGGAAGACGACATTTCTAACGCGGTTGTTATACTACTAGTAGTCCTTACCTGTTTAAATCACAATCTTACGATGGCACTAACAATAATGAAACATATTGGATAATTGTCAGGACAGTCGTACAAAATTGACAAAAGTACCTTGGAAACAGCCCACGAACACTGAAGTCTGTTCGTTCGCATCTTTTCGAAATTGGACAAGCATGTTCGTAGCCATTGTAAGTACTGATACCTCTTCGACCGTATAGAATGCTCGGTTGCAAACGCTACCATATCCATCTGAATAAGGTTGATTAACACGTACAGCTGTGACCTGTTTAAGGAAGAAAACATCAGATGGTTCATATCAAAGAACCCATTTTCTTCAATCATCTGACATATGGTCAACCACTTCTCATTCACTAAATCTGCGAACGTGTCTGGCAACGGAACGTCATGGTAGTTAGGAATATCCAGCTTCTTTCGTATCCTACAAACATTACGTAATCGCCTTCTTGTTTCAATAGTTAGTACCTGACGAGTATAAGGATTTGCGGGAGCCGCAGATTGTTTCAGGATTTGGTACAAACTACGAATATCAAACCACCAGAGCTTTTCCGCTTCACGGAATGAAAAATAGTTCAGGGGATGAACCTTATCCTTTTCATCTAGCGTGACCAGCTCTTCCGTATTATGGCACTCTTTACGATTTAAAACACCATCACCTGCAAGTTTTAATCGCTTGCGGATAAAGTACCCTTTCCATACCTTCTGAATCATGACGGCTTTCTGACTCCCATTGTTCAAATCTGCCCATAACCGTTTAACTTTGGACTTGGCATGTTTACCGCAGAACAGTAACCCTTTTATTGCCTGGGACGGACACTGTTCCAAGCTCACCTTGTTCTTGCACGACGCACACAGCACCATATTATGTATGACCTTTATTCCTTTCATCTAAAACACAAAAATAGATTTATCAAAAACGGATTCTTTTTGGTGAAGATAGTAGATATTAGGCTGGGTAACAGCTGGAGATGGGACAAAAACACTAACTGGGTAAAATCCAGCGTGAACATTGTCGTTTGGTGGGCTGTCCATTTGAGACTTAAAAGAGAACCTTAAGTGCACGAAAGTGCATCGCTAAACAAACCTGGGCCACTACCCCGTCCGTCGAAAGATAGGACAAAGCTAGCGTCAACAAACGCCGCTCAAGAGATGACAAGGGAGTCATGAGAGTGAATACGCCAACAATGGACACGGGGTGTCCTAGGCAAATTTTTCATTGAATGTGATTTCTTTTTCCCGAAAACGGATTTACACCTTTCTAACCTATAGAGATCACAACAATCAAGAATGAACGGTCCTATCCACTCGAGCTCTGTCGATGTCAGCAACGTAACGTTTCAGGTAGGTCAGGCAAAGGCAGGTCGTAATCCATCAATCACGATGAAGTACAATGGCAACAGTCTACTCATCCGTCTGCCTCGTGTAGCATACCCTGGTGGTGTGCTTGTTCGCGAGGGCGATAATGGCATGAAGACGTATACGCTGATCGGCTCTCTGAAGGGCTGCGATCCGTATGGCAAGGAGCGTTCGGCTGGTACCGATGATATCGGCAAGCTGTACAATCTACTGACGGACCTGGACGAGCACATCATTAAGGCTGCTGTGGAGAACAGCTCCAAGTGGTTCGGCAAGAAGCGGTCCGAGGAGGCGATCCGCGATGCGTTCAAGCCGATCTTGAGTGTTTCAACGGACAAGGTTGATGGTGAGTACGTGCCGAATGGCAAGTATCCTCCCAGCTTCCGTGCCAAGGTCCCAGTGTATGACAACCGCGTCTCGACCGAGATTGTGGATGCCTCGCGCAATCCTGTAACGTATGTTACGCCCGAGTCTCTGACCTCAATCTTCCCCAAGGGTGTTGAGGCGAACCTCGTAGTCAGCGGCAGCATCTATGTGATTGCTGGCGGTGGCTTTGGTGTGACGTGGCGTCTGACGGCTGCCCAGGTATTCCCCCAGCTCCGTCGTACGGCCGCGCAGATGTTCGATGATGAGTCGAGCGCGCCGCCTACGATTGTAGAGGAGGAGGAGTCCCAGCAGGCTCCGCAGGAGACTGCGAATGAGGATTCGGAGTATGGTGCTGGTCAGGTTCAGCAGGCTGCTGCGTCTGCGCCGGCTCCAGCGCCTGCTGGTCGCCAGCCTCGTCGTAAGCCTGCGGCTGGTGCGGGCGCACTCTAGACCAAACACGTGAATCTGTGGGAGCAGTATACATAATAAACGATTGATCAACGAATAGTACCGAGGAATCGGCATCGATATACGATCTTTTTACGTCCGAACAACCGTTCAGAGGTAAGAGCGATTTTTTTCCACATCGAGTACATTCGTGAATAGATGGCATAGTTTCAATCATTTCGGGGGTTACTAGCCGAATATTGGTATCCAACGTCTTATCAAACACACTTTTAAAATCATCGTCCAGGCAATCCTGGTAAGCTTCGTTTGATAGAATAGACCATATCGTTGACTCTTTCGATGTCCACTCTTCTTGAAACAATGTAGAAAACACATTTGTTCCAAACCACAACGCGTAAAAGATCTCTGGGTGTTCAGGATCGTGTTCAGCTATTCCTACTCGTTTGGAGTTTTCGTCGTACAGAGAATACACGTTCCATTCGTACTGCCGATCCAGGGTTCCGCGATACACTTCCCTACCATTATAATGCCACTCTTCAGCATCGTAATCGTCATCATGATCAGCTATATCTTCCGAGGTATCTCGGTAGATGTAGTTGGGTTTCAGAATTGAGTACATTATTATGTAAAAAGTTAATCAAACTTGACAGTTACACGCACATCGTGACGGGTCATAGATTTCGTCGCAGAATTCGATAGTTCGTGGCGCTTCTTTTTTGGACCATCGATTTCCTTGGCTTCATGTAGACGGGTCTCCATATCCGTATGAATTGTATCGCGGTTCTTCTCGAGGTAGTCTAGAACTTCATCGGAAATTGCCCATTCAAAGAAATTCAGCTGACCAACGGTCGTATCCATATCTCGGAACTTAATACGCTTCCACCGACAGAATGGATCGAACATCTTCTTACTGTAAGCCTTGAGGTGAGACTTGTATGACAGATACACGATCACATGCTTATTGGCTTTGGTCATGTATGAAATATTGTACTTCTTCGCATAATTGGTCACAAACCAATCAATTAGACGAAGAGACAGATCAGACTTTCCGGTCAAAATATTACGAACACGTTCAGTATTCTTGTCGGTATAGAAACGCTCGAGTCGGTACAGTACCCACTGTTCTTGGCTTTGGATCTCCATTTAATAGTTTCATATTCTACCCTGAAAACGGGTTTAGTTCAGTTAAATACAAAGAGTGAAATGGACCTTGATAAAGTCGAGCAGATCCTGTTTCTGTATGGACACAACGATCAGCGCACCGATGCGTGGCATACCAAGCGAGGAGAAATGCTCACGGCGTCTGAAATTTATAAGGCGGTTCATGATGCTTCACCCGCTCTGAAACATGAGATCGTGATGTCCAAACTTGTACCCCGACCACAACAGCAATCAAATTTCGGCCCGAAAGCTCTTATGTGGGGAACGAGGTTTGAACCGATCGCCAAGCATATCTATTCTACCTATCTCCAAGGCGGAGTTCAAATTGAAGATACGACCTGTATTCCTCATCGGGACCATTCATTTCTGGGCGCATCTCCTGATGGAATCATTGTGACTGCCGATAAGAACGATTTCAGGTACGGTAAGCTCGTAGAATTCAAGTGCCCGATTTCCCGAGAGTTTTCTGACGACACCCCGATTCCCACCACGTACTATCACCAAATGCAGTTGCAGTTGGAGTGTACGGATATGGACGAGTGCGATTACGTGGAAATGAAGTTCAAGGAAGTCACCTATTCTGAATGGCTGGAATCGGCCGCTCAATATAAGTCATGGTTCGCCGTGGACGAAAGTGGAAAGGTTGTATATCGCGATATCGAAGATCCGCGGGATGTTGGCACGTGGCGGAAAGAAATGATGCCAACGCTTGAGACCGAATGGTGGACAACGACATACTGGGTATTTGAAAAGTATCGTCTATCGGTCGTTCCACGCGACCGTAATTGGTTACCTACCAATCTCGACAGTTTTCGAGATATTTGGAATACGGTGCAGGAACATCGGGCAGCTGGAACTTTGCCCGAACATCCGAAAGAGAAGACTATTCTGACGATTTAGTTTAAAACATTGACTTCGAGTGCTTCATAAAAATATCCATGGCGCTGTGAATAACGGTATACCCCTTTTCAGTTAGATATTGTACTATAGGAATACTGGTATCATTATAGTTATTTTCAAAACCAATGACATCAATAAACACAGAGTCAAAATTAATCGACCGAATAACGTCAAATTCACCGCCTTCCACGTCAATACTCAAATAATGAATTCGGGTTATATTGTTTTCTTTACATATAGTATCAATTTTCTTGACAGAAGTATTTATAACCGAACTCTTGCCACCATAATATTCAATTTCGTTATTAAGTCTCGTATGATGACGAGGATCGTAATTATTTTTTAGTCCCGAAAGCATTTCGGTGTAACCTTCGTTACATATAAATTCGGCTGTGCCATCTTCGTTCGCTACCGCACAGTTCAAATTTATACAACTCGGTCTATTCAAGACAAGTTTATCATATACTGTCTTGTTCGGTTCTATATTAACTCCCGACCATCCACGTTCCTTCTCGAAAAAGAGGGTGTTATTTATCTTGATACCGTCATGTGCACCAACATCCATAAACACACCATTCTTAAATCCTTTGAACACATTCGTTTCCAAATACTTATCTTGACCATCTTGGCTATAAAACTTGGATCTTGAGATAATATTGTGTATGACACTGAATAGCCCAAGTTCTTCCATAATCTTCTTCTTGGCATTTCGAATAGCATCGATACGTTGAGACCACCAATCTTCTTCAACAGCTTGCCGGACAATTTCGGCAGCTTTTGCAGGGTCTTCTAGCGGAAGGCGCACAAACGAGCGAGGATCAATAACCTCCTCCAAATTGGGACATCCCCAGTAGAATGGCAGGCATTCACAGATAATGGGCTCCCAGATTTTTTCGGTTGCGTAATTGTGTTCAGAATTGTTCTCCGAGGAAATCGCATACTTGTACTTTGAGTACACATTGTAGCGATCATCGTCAGGTACCGTTCCTACATACGAATCAATATCGTGGTAGTTCTCGCGACCATACACATCAATACGTATGTTGTTTGTTGTCTCTTTTACGAAAGCGATACGGAGCTTGTGGCCAATATCCATCACCTTCTTGCTGAAGATAGCTGCAACTTTATCCTCCTTCGGAGGAAGATTCACTAGATCTCCTCCCAGAGTCCAATTTGCCGGGTTGAGGTAGTTTCGATGGGCGTTCACGTGCATGAACTTCTTGGGATCAGGATACGCCCATTCATCACCCCAAGTCTTCATTCCCCAGTTCTTGTTATCGTCGTAAACCCAAGGCTCCATTTGGAACACAATCGTTCGAGCGGAATCATAGTACTCATATACGCCACCAGGTATAGCCTTGTTGATAATCACAAAATAATCGGCATTATCCGAATATGTAATATCAAATTGAGTGATCGGCATACAACCAGAATGGAGATGTTTCACGTAGTCCGGACACGGTTCCCAATCACACAGCATCTTTACTTTCAATTTCTTCTCAACTTGATCTTCGACCTTTTCCACCTGATCATTCTCGGCTAGCTTCTTCAAGACGCTATTTTTCACATACAATCCATCATTTGGTCCAAAATAAGGAGTTTTCTGAAGTTTGGATGGATCAAATGCATACTTAAAGTATCCCAAAGTGTTGAACCCGACACAATCCAATGATTCCATCGCAACAAGCATAGCGTCCGAGACGCTCATTTGCCTAAAAGTCAGATCTGCACCAATGTAATCAAGACCCTGATAAAATGTAAAATCATCAACAACAGTATCTAGATCAAGAGACGTACCATCTGTCTGAATATCCGTATCGACCTCTTGTCCGGCCACTTCATACCATTCTGAAAAAGCTATGTGTGGCCGGGCTTCCATATTCTTGAGATTCTTGCAAATCTTGATTACGTAGTCAATACCATGCTTAATACCATTCTTCTCGATGTAATCTAACAGGACGCGAGCTCCATTTTTATTGATTGAGTATGCGAATGTACCACCAATATACAGCTCGCTCTTCAATGGTACTACGCTAATCTTATCATTGTCATTTGTGTACGTGTCATTATGGGTCTTTCGGTTTTCTGTAGTCATATGGTATCCCAAATGGATATAATCACATGTCTTCATGTCATTCTTCAGAGAATCGAGTCTCTTCGTAAAGTTTGAAGATAAAGTAACATCATCTTCAAAAATCACATAGTATTCATCATTGCCCTCCACCAATGATTTCCAAAGTGCATAGTGAGTGAGCGCACATCCAACAACACCTACACGAGTCCCGAAATCGTTACCTTCAAATAGCTTCTTAAGTTCTAACGTAGGTTTTAGTTCCTTACCGTCGACTGCTTGGATAAACTCATAATCCTTAAAATCCACATTCTTGAATTGAGACGTCATTGCTTCCTTCCGATCAGGTCGGCGCTTCAAGTTTACGACACGCATGGTTTTTGATTGATTGAATTGATTCTCATTATTTAAGTCATAAGCATTCTTAACAGATTTATTACTAATTTCTGTCGTAAGACGCCCAGTATGGCGACAGCATATCATATCGAAGAACGCCGATTTGTATCCGGCACTCGCCCATTTATTCGCATAATCTTGTTCAAAGAACGTATTCGGGCTGTCGTAATTTCCGAGCTTTAGAACAGTGTCTACATCAATCATACTGGGTCGGAAACTGTAGTGTGGCCAATAGTGGCAATTTTTATACGGAAACTGGCCCTGCTTGTACTCATGAACAACAAACCCAGGAGATACAGGTGTGAATCCTCGCATATCTAAATCATCGATGGTCTCGGCATAACCACGGTTAAATAGAACCTGCTTAATATCCTTTTGAGACTGCAGAAACTGAATGGACTCGCTGACATACGGGCGTTTTACATGAAATAGGAAATCGTCCTCCATATGAATCCAGTACTTGGGCTTCACCTCATTCAGCTTATTCCAAATAATATTCATGCTTTCACGATGACCTTTCTCTGCCAAAGTTTTATGGTAAAATGTCATCCAAGGATATAACTTCTTCATCTTGGCACGATCATCTTTTGACGAGTTGTCATCAACGCAAAACCATACGTCAATTTGGGCAGCATCTGTCCAATGATTCAAGATAGAGTTGACAGTTTCCGTAAACAAGTCCAGACGCTTACATGACGTAAGTGTGAGAACTACACCCTTCTTACCAGGATTAGGTTTGAATTTTGATGGCTTTGCAAGTACGGCTCGGTTCTTCTTAAATAGCAAATTCCACAAAACAGCAGTTTCGCGAGGCTCATCGCATTCCTGAATATAGTTCGTTAGATGGTAAAATAGAGGTAGAGTATCTGTGTCATCATTCATTTCACTCACATGAAAACGCAGATTCTTGAATGTACGATCACGAACTCCCGGCTGGGCGACATTATTTAATATGATCTTCTTACTGCACTCATACGATAGTTTGCGGTTATTGCATAGATACGCAGATATACTCGTATTAAATTCAAAAAAATCGTTATAGAAATCACGAAATAAAAACAGTTTATCTTGAGGATCCTTGTTATAGTTCTTGTGCTTCTCGTACAGCAGAATAACAAGTGAGTGTAATCCAGCGTCCTTCAGCATTTCAGCCGCAAAAAACACGCCTTCAGTACGATCGGAATCATAGAGTTCTGCCTTCAAGAAATACTCCAAAGCCTTTTGGAAATTACCCTTTCCCTTATACTGGAATCCGGCCATCAGACACGAATAGTACTTTTCTTGAACCCATGTGTTTAACTTATCGGCAACGAGAGTATACCATTCAATGGCATCATCGGCACGCCCACAATCTTTGAAACTCTGGGCGCAGTAGAAGGCATACCGACCCGATAGCCCACCCTTCGTGTCTAATTCTTTCTGATACGCAGCCTTCAGAATGAGTGCGTCCTTTAGATACTTATCCTTATCTCGGCTACGTGAACCAGTCTTACCAGAATCAACATAGTAATCTCCTAAAATAGTTCCCTCTGAAGGATGACCTTCTTCCAAGGCCAAAAACTCATGGAGAACCCCGACGAACTTTGTCTTCTTATGGGCTGTCACAATCAGTGGACGATAGTAGGTAAACCCCGACCCAAAAATCAACTTATAAAAGTCGTGAGTAAGTTTCGGAATTCGAATCGTTCCATGAATCGTGTCATCGGCATCAAAGATGAAAATATAGTCTGCCTTCTTGTATGCTCCTTGTAGCGCAAGGGTACGATTATGACCAAAATCTTTCCATTCATGCTGTAACAGCTCACCGGGAATTCCCTTCTCCTTGAAGAATTCGGTAATTATCTCGCGCGTTTTATCGGTAGAACCTGTATCACAGATGACCCAGTACGAAAAGGTGATCTGTTTGACTAGCTTCTCTAATGTTTCTTTTATTATATGTTCTTCGTCTTTCACGATCATATTGAGACATAATGTACTCATTTGATTATTCAAACACTGAATGCGTAAGTTGTTTTCAAAAGGGCACATACGATGTCCATGCGTTCACCCGGTAAGGCGTTTCGACGCCAGACGGCGGCTGGGGCGCAGATTCTGTGGGCTTGTAGTTATTCGTCTGCTGCGCATATGACGAAACACGGGTCTGCTCTACTTTCTGATCGTTTGTCTTATCAATAAATGACACCTCAAATCCTTCGCGGGACTTGTAGATAACGTATGCAACAACTGCTATGCCGACCAATATTGCGACAAAACCCCAGTTGTCGTTCATTTACATATCTACGGCGTAAAAATGGAATGGCGTTTTCGTAGTATCAAATAGTAAAGAGAATGGACGATCGAGCAATCAAGACACTGAAGGAAATGCTCCTGGACCGCGGAATTAAGGGAGACGTCATGGATCCCGTAACGCCTGCGATGGATGAAACTCACATGTACAATTTCGGAGGGGTGCTTGTTGTCTACAGTACGAAGAATCGGATTGCCACGATTACCCCTTTTGTGGAGTTCGCTAAAGAGAACAATTACAATTCTAGTATGATTATTGTAAGCGAGACATCATTGAGTGATCGAGTCATGGCATCTCTGGTAAATCATAATGCTAACCGAGAGAACAAGTTTGTACAAGTGTTCCTTCTAGCAAGTCTGTACTTCAACATTTCGCGACACCATCTAGTTCCAAAGCACCGCCTGCTCGACGATAAGGAGAAGGCTGAACTATCAAAGTCATACGCAAACCTAATGAATCTACCACATATCTTGAGCCAAGACGCAATGGCAAAGTACTTGGGTGCACGCCCAGGCGATGTTGTGGAAGTGACTGGAATGTGTGAAACATCCGGTGAAAATAAACGCTGGCGAATTTGTGTCGCGGAAACAACAAATGGATAGCCAGTTCAATACTCTATCCAGAAGTTATCACGATAACTATATTGAGTATGCCACTACTGGAAAGAAGGCGTACAAGTCGGCCTACGAGAAGGCAGAGCAAGGAATTAAGTCAATTATAGATTCGCTGAAGAAGCAGGTTCATGATAATAGTACAAACATACAAGATACGTTAGGCTCCAATGCGAAGTCATTGCTGTCAGACAAGCATGACGCATTGAATAACATAGGTCGAGGAATACACGAGCAGAAAGACCGAGTTGTTGAGGCCCAGATGCGCTTACCTCCTACACCACCTCCTTTTTCTCATAACACGCAGTATACGATTCTTGGAAGTCTAGTTGTTGCTATCGTCCTCCTGCAAGTTTTTTGAACCCCCCAGTGACTTCTTTGACAACATTCGTAGTCCATGATGCGCGAATAGCCATCATAATCACAACTAGGCACAAGAGACACAGAGCAATAAGGTAAATGTTATAAGACCATACAGCTGCATTTAACTTTTTAGTCGTAGTCGCCTGAATCATCTTCAGTGTCTGAAGCTTGTCAATAGACGTCTTCAAATTCTGATATTCTTGCTGATACTTTATCAAATCTGCGGTAAGACTATTAACGGTTGCTGTATCAATCTCATTGGTTCCTTGGTTGAGTTTGGTAATAATACTGCGTATAGTCTCGGTCAGGTTCTGGTTAAGAGCAAGAACCTTTTGGATCATTGCATTTTGAGATGTAGGATTGGTTTCCTGAATCGCTGCAGCAATTGCGGTCGAATATTGGCTTTTCAGAGACTCGTATTGGGATTGAAAATTGTGAAGATCCGTCTTCCGTGAATCTTCAAACGCTTGCATTACTTTTCTCGGACACTAAATAAATGCCAACTACGGTAGGATTGAACAAGGGAACTACGCCTGTGAAAGGTGGAAAGGGCCCCGCCACTGATTACTCAATGCTTCTGGAGATGAAGCGTCGTGCTATCATCGTAAAGGGTCAGATGGTAAAGCAGGGTGTGGCTATTAGCGACCGTCCGATGCAGCGTGGATTCGAGGAAGGTCCGGTGACTGCCCGTCTCCACTTATTCGGAGCCGCCAAGAACTTCGTTAAGTTCTAAAATAACCAGAACTTTATACTGCTAATTGAATAATGACGGATTTTCAGTCCGCTTTTGATACCAATACTCGTGGTATTGATACCACCTTAACAACCCAGCTATCTTCGGTCCAACAATGGGCGAATATACCTGGCTCGCTTGTCAAAGCGTCTTCATCGTCTGCAGGTTACCTTTGGGGGTTTAATTCCATCAATTTGGTTTGGGTATGTCAGCAGCCATGCACTGGTTCTTGGAAAAAGGTTGATCTCTCCAAGCTATCTCCAGTACAAACCCAACAGTCAGGATGCTACGGGACTCCGGTAACAACGAACCCAACAAACTTCTTCTATCCTACACCATGGCACCAATATTTGGCACAGTATGCGAACGGTACGAACCAAAATTATGTCTCAACGTCGTTAGACGGCGCAAAGGCTTTATGTGCTAAAAACTCTGGTTGCCGTGGTATTTTTTCATGGACAAATCCATCCGGGCAACAAGTGTTTACGGTATGGGACCAGGATCCTACTCTTAGAAACCTGGCTGAAAAGGATGCGACAACGCAGGCTGCAGCAAACAGTGGAACCTTTATTCCCATCGCTAAATGCCCACCGCCTCCTCCACCAGTCAACGTCACAATTCTCGATATTGCGACAGACGAGACGAACGTATACCTCCTCTTTTCAAATGGAACTATGACATTCCTAGCCACAAAGACCGCGAACAATCAGACCGACTGGACGATCTTACCTGTAGGTAATCCAACATTCTCACCCACCAATATCTTCTCTACGCACACGTACCTATGGCTTCAGAGTGCTTCTAACCAGAAAGCCAAGATCCCAAAGCCTGTGAATATGACGAACGTTATGTCCAATGCAGACACATCCGTCAAAATCACATCCTCTAGCTTATCTGCATTATATGGTATTGATGCGTCAGGCACAGCTATGAAGAGCGACGAAACATTACAAACTGGCTGGGCGCCGGTGTCTGGTCTATCGGGCACACATGTCAAATCGGTTATTGGTGATCTTGATCAGACGGGACTTTATGTCATAGATGACACTGGAGTATCAAAGTGTGTCGGCGATTGCTCAACCAAGCAAGTATCCCCGGTATTTACTCAAGGATACCTGCCGCTATATCTAACAGGAGACCCATCAACGAAACAGTTGTGGATGACATCAAGTACGTCGGGAGGTGTTGGAAATCTCTTTAATCGTGTAGCAAGCCCAGATTACTCAACTATCTTGAACACCGTAACTCCACTTGATAAGAAACGCGATGAAGTTGTTACCGATGTTAAGAAGGATTACACAAAACAGACAGAAGTTATGACGATTAATCAACACCTGGCAAACTTCAAATCTTTATTCACCCAGCTTTTTGGAGATGCGACAAAAGCGCAACAGGATGCAAATACTCGAATCAGTCAGGTAGAATCGGATGTTATGAAGAAGAAAGCCGATATAAAGCAGTTAGGACATATTCAGCCTACACTTCAAAAATTTGTTGTGACGTTAGCTGTTGCTGCTCTGGCATATGCAGTATTTTCGCCATTTGGTTGGATTGCTCACGCGATTGTGCTGGTAATACTGAGTATCGGAATTTACCTCTCTTTAAATAATGACGTCAACCTTTCCGCCTTGTGGTCCAGACTGCCTTAAAGAGAAAAAACTCAAAGCACTGAAAGCTGCGATGGACGCAGCTCCTGGAAATGTCCAGGCAAAGACGGATTATTACACGGCTTTACACGGTGCAGATTGGTTGGCAGATCATAAACAGAGCATGGCAAAACATAGTATAGAACCTGTGTTATCGAAGTATCGCGATGTATTTGACGGATTAACGACCCAGTTAAAGTCGCAGTCTCAATTCGCAGATATTGCGAAATCTTTGAAATCTGATGGTGGCTTGCCGTATTTAACAAAAGATTACGAGGCGGAAAAGTCGAAAGCAGATGTTCTGAATCGTCATTGGCAATTAGCCGGAACAACTACGCCCGACATTGATTTTTTAGGTATATTCCTGTACTTTCTTATTGCTGCGCTCGGTGTTGCGGCTTTGTATTTAGCATATGCGAAGTATCGTAAATATACAGCTCCTCCGCCTTCAATTTTAGGAGGAAATCGTCTCAAGTAAAACTAATGGAGACCGCTTATATTCTTTTAGCAGTTCTCGTATTCCTAATGTATGGAGTCACCACATGGTACTCATCCATTGAAGGATTTGAGGACGGAAAAACCGAAGAACTACACGATTCTGAAATTTATGACGAAATGTACGCTTCCATCTACGATTCCCTTTGGAACTCGAACGAGCGTATTAAGTACGAGGAAGTATCGATGCAGGATATTTCTCTCGCCGATCGCCAAACCGATGCTGTGCGGGTTCTAGATATGTGCTGTGGAACTGGAACGCACGCCCAATTCTTCCGAGATTTAGGAGTATCGTATATTGGTGTGGACACGTCTGACGCAATGATGGCCAAGGCTCGTGAACGCTGTCCGTCCGCCAAATTCAATAAGGGCGATGTAACCTTACCGCAACTATATGCTCCCAAATCGTTCAGTCACTGTTTGCTTCTGGGATTCTCAATTTACATGTTTCAGAATCCCCGCATTTTATCCGATAATGCCTACCAATGGCTCGAACCCGGCGGATACTTTGTGGTTCACATGGTTGATCCAGATAAGTTTGATCCTCTACATGACTTGTCATCGCCATTTGCCGCCTTCTCGTTACAGAAGTACAACATTGAACGACAGACAGAATCGGTTGTCTACTTTGATAAGTTTAAGTACTCTGGGAAGTTGAAGAAAAAGAAGGACGAAGATGATGCGTCATATGACGAAGTCTTTTCGTACTATGATCCCTCGAACAATAAAGGTATTAAGTATCGCGAAAATAAACTCTCTCTTCACATGCCATCTAAAGAGCGTATGATCAATATTATACGTACATCAGGGTTCACGCATGTTGAAAGCGTAGATCTAGTACGATGCGGTAAGGAATACCAATATCTCGTATATTTTACGAAGTAATGAACGTCGTAGTAAGCGACGGACGAACAGTTTTAGATTTTCAAAAATTCACATTCTCTGGACATTTGCGGACACACGTCTTCAAAGTTCTAGACGAGAACATCAAATTAGGTCATGCGGATTACGCTTGTTACTGGACGTTAGAACTTCTTTGTTCTGGTCTCGTTCATTCCATGTGGCAAACTCTGTTCGAATCCTCTGCCAAACATATTAACCGCGCGGCTCCTAATGTGTTTTTGTATTTAGTCCAAGCGTATGAAAAGTTTGCACCGTATGAAGGCCAGTACTCTGTTATGGCTATGACTGATATGCGTAACAATCTTGCCGTACGAAATATCGTATGTGAAGCGTCGGCAACGTGTGCATTAACTCGTAAAAACAAACTAGCTTCACTTCCCACCATCAAACCCGAACACGACTTTCAACAAGTCACAGTGACCGAAAACTTAAAGGCCCCATCATCCAATTATGCCCGGCATCTCATGAAAGAAGACGATCCGCTGGATCTGTACGTTTCGTTAAATGAACTGGCTTACTGCTTACGCCCTGAATCGCGGGATTTTACGCGGGCACTATACTGGATCTCATGGATTCTGAAGTTCTCGAGCGTTTACAAGCAGACGCGTAAGCAGCCGCTACTATGCGCATTTCGTCCCAATCCATACATTTCCGATGACCATTCTAGACATGTCGTTTGGATATTTTGGGATATTGTCCAGTATGCTGCCCGATCGTCTCCTCAAGCTGGACTTCTAGCTCCGTATGTGGATGCGCTGTATAAACTTCACTGTTTGCGATGGAATCCTAGCGTTCTTAAACCGCGTATATGCTTTCTGACGTGCGCATGCCTGTTCATTTGCGAAAGCAATACGTTGGATATCCACTACCCTGTTCCTCAAGATATTATGACCGTCAAAGGAATCGTGGACAATATTCCGGAGTGGCTCAAATCAATTATTCAGACACAGAAGACTTTCTCGTAACCTAATAAATGTTCAGCAAGAAGTTCGTTCACTCCTTCACTCTCGCCATCCTCTTTTTCGTCTTAAGCTCGCCGATGACATTCCGTCTCGTTGATGGCGCGATCGGCACTGTGGTTGGAGCCGTCGCTCCTCATTATGTAGAGACGCTGCGTGTTTCACAGGGAGGCTGCCCGACGACGTACGGTCTAGGTGTCCATGCCGCTCTCTTTGGTGTTGTGTCGTACTACCTCCTCCACTCTGCGTAAAACGAAACTGGATAAATCCATACACCCAGAACTAAATGAAGGTCTTGGTCTTCGATACAGAGACCACCGGTCTTCCATATGATTACAGTTTATCAGTACGCCAATACCCTGACAACTGGCCACATATTGTGTCCATTTCTTGGGCTGTCATAGATTCTAACACAAACACGGTTGTGAAAAGCCACTGTTATATCGTGAAACCCGAAAAATGGACGATCACCGAAGAGTCTACGAAGATACACGGAATCACACAATCCCAAGCTTTGGAGTTTGGACTTCCGCTTCGTCATGTTATGGAACAGTTTAACAGCGAACAGTTTGATGTCATGGTTGCTCACAATTTGAAGTTTGATTTGAATGTTGTCCTGAATGCTATTATTTGGGATTTAGGTATGAAAGACTTCAAGGGATTCGCTAAACAAAAGTTATGTACGATGGAAATCGGTACAACAATGTGTAAGCTTCTGGGTAGGAGTGGGTACAAATATCCCAAACTAGCAGAGCTGTATCAACATGTTACAGGACAACTTCCAAAAGCAAACCAGCTTCATAATGCCTTATTTGATACTCTTTATCTCTGCGAAATCATCCAGAAATCGACCGAAATACGGATTCAGCTGGGAATAATTCCACCACCTTCAAAATATGAAGGTGACGGCGTGCAATCCCAAGTCCAGAAAGCTCCCTCTAATTAAGGAGACCAAAGAGGCCAATGTGTTGTGGTGCGATGATGGATGGTCGTATCTTCCACAGTATAAGGTCCGTCGTAAGTTTGAGAGGGAAGGTAATGGGCCTTACGATTACACGGAAGAAGTTTGGGATGGAGTCGTTCCTGGTAAGGTTCTGTACAATGAAAAGGTCACTATAAGTGTTTATATTCCAAATAAGATGTGGATGGAAGTTGGGAACGAGTATGCTGAACTTTACGTTGTAGAGCCTTGATGAATAACCTATTTGAACAACAAATGATCGCACTAGATATTCTATATATAGCGCTAGCCACTGTATGTGTCCTAGCAATCTTACAGATTTTTGCGTATGTGGCTACGCGTGTGCTGTACCCGCCAGAGCCCCAAATTATTTACCGAAATGTGCCAGTTCCGATGCAGCAGGCACCTCCCCCACCACCAGTTCACTCACCATACCTCCAGCAGGGACCTCCTCAACTACCGAAAAACGAACCAGCTTTCACCCAGCAATCTCAAGAAGTAAAATTACCGGAGTATGAGCCGAGGAAGCCAGCTTCAGACTCTTTACGCGTGGACCCCGAGCTCCCGGCTGGTCTTCAGGAAACCCGTCCCCCCGGACTGTAAGACGTTCAAAGTCCCTCAAACTACCGGAACAACAGGATGGATCATATTCACATACGAAAACGCTATTCCCGTGTGTCTTTGGATGACCGCACAGGAGTGTCGTCGTATTCCGTGTATCGCCGACGAACGTATTTGCGGTGACACATTTCTCCGTGCCGAAAAAATGGGTCCATACGAATTTGTGATTTCCGATATCTTCATGTTCAATTCAAACTGTGTATTTGCCTGCTCAACGTTTGAACAGCGGTATCATTGGCTCAAGGATCTTATGGACACATTCATTTATCCTACCAAGTTCACAGCCCAGCTCATCCACAAGAAGGATCTGAATAAGACTCATAAGGTTCGCGGATACGAAGAGCATCCACATGAACCTGGAAAGCACGGGTTCTTTGTAGATTCGGACGACCGGCAGGATATTATCAAGCTACCTATTCCAGACTGTTACGAAGTGAAAGATGGTGGATATCTGCGTGTACCGGATTTGAAGACGTCGGTATTTCTACGTTCAAAAGGTTCATCGTTCAAACTCAAGTGTTCAAAGAACGAGGATGGATCTTGGGCTGTTCTGGAAAACATTCCTTCTATAGATTAAATGGCTCGTAAGGGTTTGTCAAAGAAACGTACTGCTCGCCGTCGTAAGATGCGCGGAGGATACTATGGTGCCACCGGCGCGATTGCCCCAGGCGCTATGAACTGGGGTACTGGCACCGAGATGGGGGATTTTGCCGCTAATTCTAGCCGTGGCGGAAATAATGTGATTGTAGGAGCAGGTCGCCGTCGTAAGTCCAAGAAGTCTCGTAAGACTCGTCGTCGTAAGATGCGCGGAGGCGGTAAGTACGGAGGTGTGTCTGCCGGATTCCAGGGCGAAGGCGTAGCTGGTATGGCCAACTATACTGGAAGCACGACTCGTGATAATGTAGGTGTTGCCGCTGGCGGAAAGTTCAACGATTTCGGTGCGCAACCTGGATCTACCTTTTGAAGTTTTGTCAGAGCTTAATAAATAATGGACACACTGATTGCTGGTCTACTTTTTGTCGTCGTGGCAGTTTATCTGTACCAGCGTAAGCTCGTCTCAATGATCGCATGGGTCATTTTAGGTTACATGCTCGCCTATCATCTGGGTGAGCATTATACTCATACGTTCTCTGTCGTCATAGGGCTCATCCTAGTCTACCTGATCTCAATGATCACACAGAAGACATTCGAAGGATTTGAGGAGAAGGACGAGAAGGAAGAGAAGCATGAGAAGGGGAAGGGAGAGTCAAAGCATGACGATCCCCAGCCCGCTCCGCCGAAGACGAATGATCCGCATGTAGATGTAGGTACAACGATCCTACATGCATATCGTAATTTAAGCCCCGAGCAGATTGGTGGTATGCGCCGTGACACCAAAGAGCTCATGGGACTGCAGAAAGAGTTGATGGGTTCATTGTCGGAAATGAAGCCGGCAATTGAGCAGGGCGCTGAACTTCTCAAGACGTTTAGCCAGTTTTTTGGTAAGGACGGTCAGCCTCCGAAGCAATGATGAATACGCTGCATTCCGTCAGCATACACATACACATGATACGTAGGATCATTCGTTGAAATAAACGGACCACCAATGGATTTGACAATACTTGTCCATTCGTGAATCTCTCCCTTCAATATTTGAAAGTATAGCCAATCGTTCCACATACTTGCCGCCTTGTACATAGACATAATACTGAAAATAGATGGTGCTTCGGCGTAGTATAGTGCCGATAAAAGAGTTATCAAAGGGCTTATGACCATATCAATCCAGATCATCAAGCGATCAAACAATGTATCCTTCGTGAAAACTTTGTTCATCTGAACAAATTCTTCAGCAGTTTCAAAGTAGTCTGTATTGTTCATCAGTACAGGTGCGAGCACATTACTCGTTAAGCGAGTCTTCAGACTCTGGGTTGAGGGGATCATGTATTACAAATCCGGATGAAGGGATTTCGCCTTCTTCTAACGTCTTGGCATCAAGGTACCTCCACTCAACACCCTTGGCATTAAAGATGTAATTTAGCCACGCCGGGTTGACAATCGTACCGTAGGCTATGGTGCGGTTAATATCCGATGTGTAATCAATGATGGTACCATTCTTATACACTCCGCCGATCCAAAGCCAAGGAATATCAGTCACAGCAACTGCATTTACATCCTTCTTTTCAGGAGAGAATAAGAAGTTATCAACACGCCGACAACAATGGAAAATCTCGCTATATATCCAGCGGATAAACTGCATTTAGTTTAATATGTTGAATCCTGTGAAAGTGGTAGAGCGCCGACCTCGTCTTTTAGGGTGCTGACAAGGCGGTCGCGATTCTTCAAGTTATCGCCAGTCAGAGTGGCAAACCCCTCGCGCATCGCGAGGTTGACCTGATGATCAATACCTAGACCCAGAGAAATAGACGTGGCTAGAGCGACCATGATAAATGGTGTCGCAACAATTGCCCATGAAACAACTCCCAGATCGACCGAGCAGAGTGCATCAAGGATGACTACACCGGCAATGCCCATCACGATCTTAATGGCAGCTGTAGCAAACATCATCAGCGACAGATCCAGACCTACATGGATCACAATGTACAGCAGGTACAGCAGAGCGGGGGGGCAGAGTGCATCGATGAAACGCATCTTCAGGTTATTTACATTAATACTACAAAAATGAATAGGAATATCCAGACAATTATTGAATTGACCGGATGCTCCGAAGACGAAGCTATGCAAGTATATGCTGAAACGAATGATGTCGAGGATGCGGTTGACAAGATTCTACCTCCAGTGAAGAATGCCGCACGTAAGTACTATGAGGCAATCAAACCAGTTAGGGTATATACAGAAGAAGAGAAACAGATAAAGACGCTACGCGATACGTTGAAGAAGATGGACGATGAGCGACTCACTGGGTTAAATCCACGCGGGTTCGTGGCACCAAGCGCGCGGAGTAACCACCCCGAA